AGCTGCTCCTACGGTATTAAATCCTGCAAGGGCTTTATCCTGCCAGTATTTAAGAACACCTGTAGTTTGATCATAATTAATAACTCTTCCAGCAGCAGTTGTTCCTGTTGCTATAGTTTGTGTAAAATAAGCATCAGCAGTGAAGGTAGCACTACTATAACCTGCCCCTGATAATCTTAATGCTCCTGAAGCAGTCGCTTTATCAACCGATAAAAGAGCAGTACTATCAAAAGCTTGTGGATTACATACTAATCCAACTCTTGCTATTTGATTGCCTGTTACAAAATCAGGATTTTCATTATCATTTTCAATTCTAGAATATAAGAGAACATTATATGCACCAAGTTCTCTATAAATGTTTTTACCATGTCCTCCTGGTGGTGGAATGATAACATCTAAAACAGGTCGAGTAGTCCCAGTGGGTACACCTCCTGCAACCAAGTCCACACTACCATAAGTATAACCAGATCCCTGAGTAGAAACAGTTACATCAGAAACTTGTGATGAAGAGTTGATTGTAACTGTACATTCAGCACCAGATCCGTTTCCTTTAATAGGAACTTTGGTATAAACTGCATCAGCAGTACCAATACCTACACCTGCATTACTAATAGTTACTATTTTAATAGATCCATCAACTGCATTATCTCTAACAGCAGCGTCATCAGAATTTGTATCCCAATCAGCAGGAACTGGAATATAATCAGTTGATTCAAATTTTACAATATCACTTGGTTTAATTGTATAGAGATATTTCCAAATATAACCATCCCCACTAGTTCCAGCACTACGAGGTTCTAAATCTGTAAAAGTGGGTTCATCTAATGATGGTCTACCATTAGGGTTATCTGGATCAGTTCCATTTTGTAAACACTCATATACTCTATAATCACTATTCAATACAAAATAGGTCGCTGCATATAAATTAGTTGCACCAGAAACAGCAGCAGTGTTAGTTCTACTGTAATCATTTCTGTACATATCATATGTGGTTCCAGAAGACCATTTTCTTCTAGGAACAACTTGTCTCACATCAGAAGAATTAATCTTCTTCAATGCAACCATAGTATCCCAATAACTATCTTCCTCTTCAAAATTATCCTTAGGAGAAGGAGGATCAGTATCCCAATCAGATTGCACCTCAGTAGGATTAGGCAATCCAATGAAAGAATAATATGCGTTAGCAGTTGAAGTTACACCAGCAACGAAATTCTTTGCATTTAATATTCTAATCTGATCAGTTATAATGGCGGCCATTTTGATAGTATTTTTTTAGTTATTTATCAATGATATAGATACTAAATTTGTTTATATCTCTTAGATTTAAGAGGAGCACTTCTTTCTACAATTGTAGAGGTAGTAATTCCCACTACACCACCCTCAGTGTATGCAGTGTAAGAGTTTAATCCAGACCTTGAAGAAAGATCTATTCTTCCCCAACTATAAGTTCCATAAGAATTGGATGTTTCAATTCCAGTTCCACCCCATGAGAAATCACTTGTTATGGTTGCAAATACTCTCGCACAATAAGTAGTTCCTATTCCTACTCCTTCACTATTAATACCAGAGGTAGTATTAACGATTTCAAAGTTAGCAACTGAGTATACATTATCTATAAATGATTTTCCTACCCCAACAGTATTACTACCAGAATCAACTGATGTAATAGAAGTAGTAGCATCACCCACATTAGAACCAGTAACAACAAATATATCATTAGTTCCAATTCCACTCATAGTAATAGCAGTTCCTGTTAAACCAGATATTCTTAGGAATGAATCTTCTGGAATAAAGAGATCAAATATCATCTGATCCTTAGAAGCAATTGTTGTAGTACCAAACCCAACAATAACTCCTTGATCTCCACTATAAGTGCTAACTGTATTTTCTTCTTCCACATAAGTAGGTGGACTAATAAGAACAGAAGGAACATTTGTATGAGTGTATCCGACACCAGGACTTGTAATAGCGATACCAGTTACGGTTCCTGCTGCACCAATTATTACAGAACCAAATGCCTGTGTAGTAGTACCAATACCTGTGGTAGATCCAAAACTTACCGTAGCAGTTGTATAACCAACTCCTCCGTCCGTGATATCCACAGAAGAAATTGTTCCTGCTATCGATACTATCGCAGTTCCAGCAGCACCTGTTTTTGCTCCTTGATTGAAGAACATAACCTTCTTCTGGAATCCAAGATCATTAGTATCTTCTCTCTCGTTTTGTGTATTAAATAAAGGTCTCAGTGAATCAACGTAAATTGTGGTAGATCCAATACCAACAGTTTTAGTGATATATCCAAATGGAGAGATTTGAGGTTCATATAATTCTCTATCTTTTCCAACTGGTTTTTCATTGATAATCTTATCTTCAGTTTGTCTACACCATACGACAGGTCTTTGAAGAGTTTCATCTGCACTATTACCAGGACCATAATATGGGTTAGTGCTAACCATATCAGTAGAATCAACACTAAGAACTTGTCTCTTATCTTCTTGTAGATATGATTCTTGTGGATAGTTGCTTTCAATAGTTAAATTATCACCAGTCTTAACTGTCTCAATAATTTCTCTTTCAACAACATCCGAATCTCCACTTCCTTTATAGAAAATTACTTTAGACTTATCATCTTTCTTAGGAGCCTCAGTAAAGGTAACTACACTACCACCAGTAAAGGTATAACCTTTGCCAGGAACTTGTAATATATCATTAATAAAGATTAGAATAATATCCTGAACGTCAATTTCAGATCCTTTACCTGCTCTAATAGAAATTAAATCTCCATTCTCTTGTAATTGGAAAGTTTTAGTTGATCCATCAAAATCAGCATCCCAATTATCAAGCATCTTAAGAATACCCAATGACCATCCAGTAAATTCATCACTGAATGTTTCATTAATTTCAAGTAAAAACTCTTTATATGAAGCAGTAGTTGGTATACCTGTTGTTCCACCAATAGGTACAGTTAAATTTTCACCTTGCCCATAACCATATCCAGTTTCATCAACTCTAAATGAAACAATACTAGATCCTTGTCCTACTACCACATCAATGGTTGCAGCAGTTCCAATTCCAGAAGAATTAGAAGCATATTCTAATGCAAGATTTGAATATGACTCTGGATCATCAAATATAACATCTAGTGGTTTTTCAAGTCTTCCACCTCTATTATAATAATGTGCGAGAGAAGAAACACCAGTATTAGTAATAAAGGTCTTATCATCTATAACATCTAATACTGTGGCACTATTTGCTGCGGGATCAGTCTTACTAGAAGAATTATTATTTGCTCTAGGAGCAACAATTGCTGCTTGAACAGAACCTAATCCAACATAGAAAGTAGGTACAGTAGAAACACCAATATTAACTTCAAATTGGGTTGCACTATTAACTGCACTAACTGCTACTCCACCATAATAAGGATCAGGTTTTCTTGGATATTTGTGCTGAGTAGAGTTACCATCCTTAGCACAAGTAAAGATTAATGATTCAGTTGCTATCTTAATACTTTCTCCAGTAGTTACACTATGTCCAGCACCAATAGTTAACACCATTTCTCCTGTTGATGCATTATAAGTAGCAGCACTAGGAGTGTAATTAATAAGAGTTGAGATACCAACATTAATAGTAAATGAATTAGCAGTTGTACTAGCAATTCCCACTGTTGTGCTTCCTGCAATAGGATCAGTAGAACGTGGATAGGTATGTAATGAAGCATAATCATCCATTGAACATCTGAAAGTTAATCCATCTGTAGAAACTCCTACTGTGTTACTGGTCGTTAAACCATGATTTGCTGCTGTGAAAGTTACCAGTCCACTAGAAGCATGATAAGTAGCATTTGTTGGAGTAATAGCAGTTGTCCATCCCGTAACACTGATAGCACTAGTAGCAGCACTTACAAACTGATGAGCATAATCACCACCAGTAATAATAGAACTAGTAGCAGCACTTACAAATGAGTGAGAGTATTGGTCTGCGGGTCCACCATAACCAACATTAACCGTAATAGTAGTATTACTAGTAGCAGCAACTGATACCGCAGTATTATATGCTAAGTCTTGTCCTCTTGGATAGTAATGTGTAGTAGCACCACCATCTATACCACAGGTAAATGCCAATCCAGTAAATACTACAACACTGGTTTTGCCACTTGTTTTGTAACCATGAGCCGATGGAGTAGTAACTGTCATAATACCTGTGACAGAATTATAGGCAGCAGTCGTGATACCTAAACGTGGAGAATAATCACAAGTAAAGGCAATACCAGAAAGACTTACTTCATTACCTAATTCCAATCCATGAGCAGTTGCAGTTGTTACTGTAGTAACACCTGTCATTGAGTTATATCCTACATTAGCAATAGTTCTTGGTTTATAGAATACATGAGGATTAGTTACTGCTGTTCCTGTAATATAACCACCTTCAATTGTGGCAGTACCAATAGCTACAATATTTGTTCCTGTTAAATCTTCTTGTTGAATAGAAACATTAACTGTTTGAATTCCTGATCTATAACCAGAACCAGTGTTACCAATACTAATAGAAGTAACAGTTCCAGAAGCACCTACAATTGCTGTACCACCAGCAGAAATTAATGGTTGATATCCAAATCCTTCACTGGATCCTACGGAAACAATTATTCCACCGAGAGGAAGATTTGAACCATTTGGATCAGATGTTATTGATGTAGCAGTTCCAGTGAAACTAATTGAAGAAATTCCAGAAGTTTCAGAAATAGTATATTCATAAGTACTACCATTTCCTTGATATACATCATTAACTAAAATAACTGAATCTGTCTGAATACCTGTTACATTTGCACCATCAGATTTCAATCTAAATGTTCTTTCAATTCCATTAAACTGGTTAGATATACTATCAAAAACATAATTCTCTGAATATGTCTCATTTACACCATCTGTTTCACCAGAACGCATAAATGTCCTTCCTTGGAAACTAGATCCAGTTGCTATTCCAACCCAGTCCCTAGAATCGGGTGGATTAGTAGTGCTACTTAAAGGAACATTACCATAAGGTGCTTCTGCAAAAGTAAGTAGATTATTTACAATATTATAATTACCAATAACCTTAGTAACCTTATCTCCTGTGCTATGACCTGCTAGTACCGTTCCTAACCATTCTCTACGTACTCTTATGAAGTTGGTGCTACCGATACCTACACCTTCAATCTTCATAATCTCATCGTTAATCTTAATTAGATCTGCACCAAAGAATGAAGTGATTCCACTAAACTCAATAACATTATCAGTTTCGTGAATCATATTATCCAATGTCGTTGTAACAGCAGTTGATACAACAGGTGATTGGATGATATTATCCAATGCTAGTAATGCTTTGGCATTTTGATTTGTTGAAACAAATCTATGAGAAGTACCTATACCAACACTAGTAATATTCAAAGGATTTGGAACTACCTTCAAAGCATCTTCTGCACTTCTTGCTAACTTGATAGCATCAGAACTTATCTTAACAACAAACACATCAGAAGGAACTCTATCTGTGGTTCCTATACCAGCAAAAGAAGTAGAAGCAATTCCTATTGCCATAGTAGAACCACTACCAGCATGACTATATGTAATTTGCTCCCCAGTTACAAAGAAGTGATTTGGAATTGTAATAGTATCAGCAGAAACACTTACAATATTTGCATCATTACAAAGAACATATCTTTCAAAGATATTGTTATTATCATGTGTTAAATTAAATGATCTCTTAATATCTCTTTCAGTTCCATAGTATTCACCAAACCCACTATTGATAGTAGCATTGGTAAAGTTAACAGAATCCTTAGCAGCAACAACATGTTTTAGAGCATTACCATATACCGCAACATCAACAGCAATACTTGCTAATGGTGTAAAGGTTAATGATACAATACCATCACTATCAATCATACTACCAATAGTGCCTAATCCTGCCCCCACAGACTCTATAACGCCCCATTCGGTGTCATAGGTGGTAATAGTCGCCGCAGGGTCTGATACAAAATTATCAGCAACTAAGACCTCAGAAACTTGATATCTATCGTTTGTAGTATCTGTTACCTGAACGAAGAAATATCCTGCATCATAGTCATTATCATATTGAGCAACCGTGGTGAATCCAGGAGTTCCAGAAGCAGAAATACTTGTTGCTCTTGCATCAAGTTTTGCATGATTCATAAAGATGGTTCCAATACCTGATGATGTTGCAGCCAGTGCTACTTGAATAGTATTAACAACACATGTTGTACCTATACTTGAATTAGGAACAAAATCAACTTTTAAATCTGTGCCAGAAATATATGGATAGAAAGTTCCAAATCCAGGATCTGAATAAC